TTACTTCTTTTCTCCCCATTTTTTAAAGTTTTCTACATAATCCTTAATTTCTGGACTACCTGCTGGTACTTCATTGTTGTACCACACATCTTTATCCATTTTATTAATAACTTCTATAAGCTCAGCTATATTCTTCTTATAATCCTTTGCATATTTCTTTAATCCCTTTCCTAACTTACCTTTATTATAAGCTTCTTTACTCAATTTACTATCAGCAAATGCTGCTAATAGATTGTCTCCATTTGATTGAGTAACTTCATTCAATTCTAATTTTTTAGGTATTTTATCCTCTCTGTAGCATTTCAATGCCTTTACTAAACTCTCAGAGACATTAGCTGTTCCAATTGTGTATAAAGAGTATATAAAATCTGAAACATATTGTCTTTCTATTATTTTATCTTCCATATAATCAATATATTGATTACCTGTTTTAAGTTTGCCTTTATAATCTTTATTTGTCCAAGCTCTGCCAGAATTTAGTAGATTGATAAACTCTGTTATGTCCATTCCATCTGGAATTTCAACAGTTTCCGTATATTCGGCTTTAAACTCAAAACCATCATTTTCAAGTTCTCGAATTAAGCAGGCTATTGTTTCGTGTTGTCCATCTACAACAACTTCTGCCATTTCCTTCTCTGTAGGATCTGTCACTTCTTCTAGCTTTAGATCCCAGTTATCAATACTAACAGGTTTATCAGGATCTTTAGGAGCAACTGACACTTTGTAAATTTTAAAGTTATCATTACTTTTTACCTTTTTGATTTTTTTCAATGAAGTTAAAACTCCCCATTTTTTGATACTGTAATAGAGATTTTTAACATTGTCCCTATTTATAGCTCTGTTTATATCAGAGCCCAAAAAATTCATTACCATAATTCCAAAAATTTTATTTATTATACAATTAATATATTTCTCGTTTGCAACTTACTTTAAGATGTGCACCTCTTATCGTTGATTACACTGCAAAGATGAGGGTATTTTGCAGGGTTGGGTAGGAACAAAAAAAGGGAACAAATTTGTTCCCCTTAGTTAGTATGAGAAAGATCCGTTAGGTAATTGGTAGTCTTTATATCTCTTTATCAGTGTTTTCAGGTAGTCTGGATCTGTTGAAATACTTTCGTTTTGAATGATTCCTGTAAAATAAATCAAATCACAAATTAACTGCTTTTCTCTTTTAGATGGAGAATCTTTTATTTTCCTTTTTGACGTGATAGGCTGATATGTGTTGAAAAAACTGATAAAATGAGAATAGAAAGCATAAGCCAAAACAGAAATGGATTCAGTTGTTTCAGATTTAAAGAGAGAATCAAGAGATTGTAAATTCCATTCGTCATTATTAATATCTTCTTTTAGTTTTGAACAAATACGGTTTATAGTCAAATTATCGTCTATAATGTATTTCTTCTTACCAATTTGGAAAGTAACCTGCATATCTTCTTTAAATGTAGTGCGTCTAAAAGTATCAGTCATTGTGTTATCAGAAACTTTATCTATAACTGTTTGCAATACAGACAAAGGAGATTTAGGTTTAATTCCATTCATACACTGATTATATGAGAAATCATAGACAAACAATAACAAATGCCAAAACTTCTCTATATCCAATTCAAAGAAAGTCAGTGCTTCTTTAATGTCTTTATTAGAAAGAAATTCATTCAGTCTTGTTTTTAATCTATCCAATTTCTTACTTTTGGCTTCTGAGTTATTATAGCGGTAAATATAACGACTTATCAAGGGTGAACCATAACAACACATTGTCCCTGTTTCTCCATCATAATCAAAATCTGGATGGATCTGTAAAGCCAATCTCGCCACATAACTTAGTGAGATCTGACCTTCATCTTTTGATAATTTATCTGGTGCTGTAAACATAATTACTTTTTTGATCCAAAAATATCCCTTTTATATAAACAAACAAAGCCTATCTACCTTTAAATGGTAAACAGGCTCTATAATTAATTCTCTTCTTTATCTGATTCTTCTAGTTTATCTGCACCTAACTCTGCTTTTACCTTATTAAACTCTAATCTATAATGTAGATCTATTCCAAATAAAGCTCCAGCAAATACAGCAATCTCTCCAAATGCAACTAATACAGATGGGTGAATAATACCTACAGGTGGTATATATAATCCTGCTATTAATAGAAAAGCTCCTACTAACACTAGTATTACAGCAGAAGCTAATTCTGTTTTAATTCTAGTTCTTGTCATTTTAGCTTTTTATATAGTAATACTTAATTGTTACCTCTTGACTATATTCTGAATATACATTATCAAAATTAGAATTTAAAAAATCCCATTGAAAGTCGTATGCACTTGTCATTCCAACTTTATTCGTTGTAAACGATTTAGGTATATCAAGACTTGTTAATGTAACAGTTCTAGTTTCAGTCAATAATATACTTCCACTATTTTTATCTCTAATTTCAAGAATAACTTTTTGTAACTTATAAGTTGTTTCAGCTTCTAAATCTCTTAATGTCTTTTGGCTAAACAATATAATATCTCTAGTATAATTTACTCTATCAATTACGCCATTACGCAATGCGTTAGTCACCATTATATCACCATCAATATATATAGATCCTTTAATAGTTGTAACTGCATTAAATATTAAACCTAATGAATCACTCATATTAGGTAACATTACTCTTTGACTTCCGTCTGCTTTACAAAGCCAACAAGTAGCTGTACCAATTTTAGGTTGTAAAGAACTATAACTATCAGGATTGTTGCTTACATTTGTTCGTACAATTATACTTTTTTCTATACCATCATTAGTTGGTAATGCAGTAATGTTACTTTGTCCAATAATTACTTCTGGATAACCTTCTTTCTGTACAATAACTTGATAGTATTGATGTGTAGCTAATACATTACGCCAATCATAATTTCCAAAGTTATATTTAACTGTAAAAGATACTTGAATCTCTGTATTCCCTGCATCAATTTCTTTTTCTTCACCAATAAGATATGGGGCTTTTGCTGCTGTATTATATCCAGCAAACGAACCTAACGAAAAATAATAATTCTGTTTTGAATCATATTTAAGTCTATGTCTTATAGTACTTTTTGTAAAATCTGATAAATTAAGTTGTGCTCATCAAAACCCCGGTTGATTTGTACTCCATATATTCCAATATGGCTCAGCTCCATCTATTAATGTTCCATCTTGTTTATTTCCTCCATTTTCAACTATATTAAATGCAAATCCTCCAGTACCACCCGTCTTTGATTTAGCACATAAAGTACCTAAATCAGTACTAGGATAACCTAATGTGTTTCTTACATCCATTATACTAATATTACTATTTGGTAGTATCATAGTTTTCTTGTTTTAGTTTATAACATATAATATCTCCAGTAACAGATAAAGATCCATTTACTTTTAAATTTCCATCTACTTCCATATCTCCTTCTTTATATTCATCAATTGATTTATAAACAATTTTTTCTTTATAAATAATTTTTTCTTGAACAATATTAGCATTAAATACTTTAGCTAATCACTGAATTATTTTTTTCATTTATAATAAGTTTCTAATTGAGTTATTTTTTCTTTAAGAGATTGTATTTCAGATTGTTGTTGCTCTATTTTCTGATCTAATTCTCTACTTGCTTCAACCGCAATAAATGAGCCTAATCCTGCATAATTAAGCTGTTTAAATCCGTTGTCCTCTGTAACAAATTCAGGAAATTGTGCCTCAACATCTTGAGCAATAAATCCCAATTGAATTGTATTGTAGAAGGGTAAATTAGCCTCTTTTTCATCAGCATTATCAGGTGATTTCCAATAGAAATATTTGCTTTCCAAATTCTTTAATTTGTCCAAAACTGAATTACTTTCGGTACTATTTTCTGTTGAATTTAATGCCATTGTCTGTGGCTTATTATGATAAGAATACAGTACATTTTTCAAGCGTTCATCTGAATTATTGACGTATGCGCCTGCTGCTGCAACTGCATTTGTGGCTGTCCCGTGTTTAAAGATTTTCATTCTATACCACGGCTGTGAATTTGCTGAACCCTGATCTTTTGAGTTGTAATTCTGAAAACATAGATCGCCACTTTGTTCCGAACTTCCTGCTAAATCAATAGTCCATTTTCGCCTGTAATCCGTATAGGCTTTATTAATCATTTGGATCTGTGCAGCCTGCCAATTAGTGTGATAACCTTGTAGCGCAATTATAGCAACTCCATCTTTGTCAATAGTAATATTTCCGCCAATAGTTCCACCCGTAAATGTTGTCCCCGCAGGACCTCGTGGACCTGTATCACCTTTAGGTCCTTGCGGTCCTTGTGAACCTGTATCACCTTTAGGTCCTTTAATATTAACTGAAGATGGTGTAGTTTCTGAGGTTGAATTTGTCCAACTTATAACCCCTGCACTGCTAACCGAAGGTCTCCAATACTTGAATGGTGCGCTTGCTGTTCCTGTGCTATAAGCTATTACATCACCTTTAGCTTTAACATTACCCGTTGCATTAACATCTTTAGTTTCAACAGATGTATATGCTTGCAGTGTTTGTGTGTACATCTTATTATTGGCGTATATATCC